CGTCCCATTGTAGCGGCCCTGGGTGCCGATAATCTCTTCAGAGCGTTCGTGAATTGCCCGCACCTGCTTGATCTCGCGGCGATAGATGATGCTACGCTCGTGGGCTGTGAGCGAGGTGCCGATGAGAAGATCGGTGTTGTGTGTAGGAATATGCTCTATACCTGCCAGGTACAAATTATCTGGCGAATTGACGCCAATACATTTGACCGGCTCACTGTCAATTTCACGAACGTCAACGATATAGCGCCATTTTTGTGTCTGGCGCAAATTCGTGTTTTGTCGCTCTGCTTTCAAGGTAAAACGAAACACAGGGAATGGGGCTACAAATTTGATGCGATACGAAACATTGTATGCTGTACCCTTCGGCGCTTTCTTTGTCCGTATGGTGTGTTTTATACCAAGAGACGACAAAAGGCGCGACACGCCCTCAGCAATGGATTGCTTGCTGCTATAAAACTCGCATTGACCTGACGTAGAGGCATAGCCGTCTGTATCCATCAATCCACACAGCAGTGCTTTGCGCTGCTCAATTGAACCAAGAAAATAGGCTTCAGGGATATGCTTATTGCCAATGCAGCCAAGTGTTTTAAGTTGAGATTGCAACTCGAAAACGGTGTAATCGAGCAAGCAAGAAGGAAGCTTCTTTATCTCGTAGCCAGCAGCGAGCAGAAGGGTTTTTGCTTCAGCAACGTATTCATCGCCAATAGTGACACGCCCTGCATAGGAGTTACCATCGCCCAGCCAGAAGCCCAGCACATACGGTTCAATTGGCAATATCTGTTCTGGCATTTCAACAGGCTCAGCTATGGGAATGGCGTGGTTAACACGACGCTCTTTGCCTACACGCAGTGTGGCTTCTATTTCTAATGTGGTGCGCACACCGCCTTTGACCTCTTCGGGTTGGTATTCTGCCGATACCTTACGGTTGCGCTCTGCCAGGTCTGGGCGCTTCCCAACGCCGCGAGCAGCGCGGTTCTCCCTTCGCCTTGCACGGGCATCGTCAGAGCGCTTATGTGTCGCCATTCGGTCTGCATACGTATATGTGAGCCATTTATGATCGGCATCTGCACGAACGACAGACCCATCATCAAAGACAACCTCAAAAACACGATGACCCGACATAACATCAGAAAGTGAAACCACATCATACGGCCTTCCATCTATACCGAACACCTTATCTTTTGTCGATATATCTAACATGGGCTTTAAGCCCTCTGTTGTAGGTATCACAGTAGAAATAGAAAGCGCCTTGCCCCCGCCAGCCGCCCCACCGTATCCGGTGACATCGGCTTCCGTGGTGTGGGCGTGGCGCTGCGGGCCTTCGAGAGGCTGCCAGGGGAATGCGGGAGTAGACACCGCCTGCGTGTGGTGTCTGCGGCGCTCAAGTATTTCTATCGATGGCGGCTGCAAGTTGCTCAATGAAGTCCTCGTCCTTCATTTCGGATTGCACATACTTTATCCAGGCCAGCAGGTCTTCTTTGGTATGATCTTCGAGCTTCGCAATAATCCGCTTCGCCTGCCGTATCCGCTCGGCCTTCGTCGCCACGCCAGTAAGCAACGTTAAACGGTCTACCTCTTCGGCAAACTCTGGACAAGCAAGCCAGTTTCGGAGGGTTCGATCTGAGATTCCGCATTCTTTCGCCGTGGCTGCTTGAGTTTTCCCGTCGGCAAGGGCAAATGCGGCCCTCCGTCGTTTTTCGTTCCACTGAAAAACCCGGAACTTTTCCGGAGTCTGGCTTGCGTCCCACATCCTCTTACCGCCCGTCATCGCGCAAGAACTGCCAGGTGTTGTATTCCTGTTCGTCCCGGCGCTCCTGCTGCTCGTTGCGCAGCCGAAACGTCACCTCCTCCAGCGTGCCGCGTGCCTGCTCCGGACTGCCGTTGTCTATCTGTTCGATAGCGCGGCTCACCAGGTCGAGCAGTTCTTGCGCGTCGTGTTGTGTGAGCATCTACGTTTCCTCCTGCAATGTCGGGTCGGTGCGGCGTTCCAGGGTGCGGCCTGCCACGCTGGCGCGTTGCACGTCCAGGGCCGCCTGGGCAAACTGGCACGTTGCCGGGTCACAGAGCGCTGCGCGAGTTTTTTCGAGGCGCTCAATGCGCTTGTCCATACTGTCCATCGTGCGGGCTATGCGCTCCATGTGCCCGGTGATGGCTGGCAATGCCATTCGCAGCGCCTTGGTCGTGGCGGCTTCGCTTAGCTCCTCTTCCTCTTCCCTGGCTATGCGTGCCTCGGCTATTTTTGCCGCGTTCGCAATGTAGCCATCAATGAGGCGCTCAAGGCGCGGCCAGAGCCGCCAGCCTGCCAGCAGCACGCCAAGTGCAAGAATGCCAAGAAGGCCATAGTCAAGCAGGCGCTCTGCTGAGGCTTCCAGGATGCCGGATTGTGCTGCGAGAAACAATATATCTCTATCTGTGTCGGATCGGGTTCAATTCGGGGTCACTCACGAGGGGAAAGAAAAGGGATACACTCCGCCCATCGTGAGTGTATCCCTTGAGGCATTATAGCACACCTGCACAAGATGTGCTATTGTTGCGGTGTAATTCGCGGCTATGTCGTAGGTGCCAGTGCCAGCACCTTTGTAACAGCTTCGTCTATTGTTGCCGCTTCTGCCGATACGACGCGCCCATCGCGGCGGTGTCTCAGGCGCACACCGTAGCCAATCGGCGCATAGGTGTTGTATGCCTCAACACGCCACAGAGGCAACAGGTGTGCAAAGCGTGGGTCTTTCGTTAGCGGGAACATCGCTTCCCTTTCCTTCTGCTGCTGTATTTCCAGTGCTGCCCCCAACGGTGTATCCAGGTATGCCGGGGCGGTGATGGCCGGCAATGCCGGCCAGGGTGAAGAGGTCGGTCACTCAATCACCTCCAGATACTCTTCACTTTCCGTGTCCCCTTCTCCCCCAGTGTTATCCCAGCGCACCCAGATCAGCCGCTCAGCAGGAGCTATGCCCATCTCCCGTGCTATCTCGCTATCTCCGGCGCGCTCTATGGAGATAACGTAGCCCTCCGCCCCGTCTACCCGATGCCTGACCTTCGTTCCTACCTGTATCATCTCCTGACCTCCCTGGGGCACCGCTGCGAACGATGCCCCCGCTATAGTATGCTACGCCTTCACCTGCCTGATGCTGACCGATGGCGCTCCCTCTTTGCGATACCGCTCCATTGCGTCCAGGTCATTGGCCTTAAAATACTGTTCCAGCCCTTTATTATCCCACGACACGCGGCCCTTGCCATACACTGCCTGATAGCGCGTGCCCTTGACCGTCTCGCCAGCTGCTGCCACAGCCGCCTTGACCTGCTCTTCGGCGGCGCGTATGGCGTCGTTTATCTCTTCCATCTCGACCTCGTGTTCGTCGTCTATCCGCACCAGGTGCATACGCTGCTCGGGTGTCAGGACATCATCGCGTGCCTGCTCGTGCTCCATTTCCGCCAGGTCGCGGCGTGCATACAAGTCCTCAAGGTGTGCCATCATATCCAGGATTGTCATAGCTATTGAACCTTTCCATATCAGGGCCGAGCACCGCGCCCGGCCCGCTTGTTGCTGCTTCAGTCCTCATCCTTGAACAAGTCCGGGCGTTTCCGTGTAGCCCATGCCGGGAAAGCGTTCTCGCGCTTCGGTATCTCCAGGCGGGCGGCGCTGTCGTGGCAGATGCACAGCAGACGCTTTGCAGCACGGTGCCAGCAGGGTGCACCGTGGTCATACGCCTTGCAGGCACACGCCCCGTTGACCGCGTACGTACGACCCTGCTCGGTTGCGCTGGGGATGTGAGCCAGGGCGATGCTGCCATCAGCAGCATACTCCACCGCTACACCATCCGAAGCCAGCAGCCAGTTATAGGCACCGTCAAGGGCGTTGCGCCACGCCTGCGACATCTCGCGGGCGCTGGCCTGCTCATAGGCCAACGCAAGCTCGTCACAGTCTGGATTGTACACCGTTTGCTCTGCTTCCACCACAGGCTGCTGCTGCTGCAACCTGCGATACGCGGCAGCGTCAAGGGCCTCCTCGGCCTCGGTGCGCGTGTCGAAATACCCCACGAACACACCGTCCAGCGTGGCCTCGAATTCGATGCCGGGGCGGTCTTCCAATTTGTGTACGGTGATGTCTTTGTTCATTGCGGTGTATGCTATACTGGTCATCATCAAGTCCTTTCTTGAGGAGCTTTGCCCGCCTGGTGTGTCCGCACCGGGCGGGCTTTTTTGTTCGTTATCCTCTGACACTATTATACACTATTGACACTCAATGTCAAGGGGTTGCAGATAGCGTTTTGAATAGCGTATAATAGTGTCAATGTTATCATTGTTTTACCAGGAGAGGATATGCAGCGAACACTGCGCAGTAAGCGATTGCGGGCGTTGCTCTGGTATGCCGCCGATGGGAAATGCCAGGTATGCGGACGCGACCTGGGTGATGATTGGCACGCGGATC